CCCATCTGTGTTGCCTTTTCTATACTCCAATATTTTATTTGCTTTTTCGTGTATTTCCCATCCAATAGAATTTCTGTCTGGATCATCTCCAGCCGTAGTAAGAACAATCCAAACAGGTTGAAATCTTGCCGAACCAGAACCGAAAGTCATAATATCCCATAGTTCACGTCCTGGCTGTGCATGTAATTCATCAAATATAACACATGATGGTTTGTAACCATGCTTAGAATAAGCTTCTGCAGATAATACTTTCATAAACGTACCAGAAACTTTGTCCTTAATTTCCTTAGTACTTTCCTTTATTTTTGCTTGTTTACTTAAGGTTTTGTTTTGCTCCAACATACCAAGTGCCGCGTTAAATATAATACTGGCATTTGACTTATCAGCCGCCACAATATATACCTCACCGTGCATTTCACCATCGGCGAATGTATGATACAATCCTAGAGCTGCAGCTAGTTCTGATTTCCCATTTTTCTTTGGTATCTCAAGATACAAATATTGATACTGTCTGGAATCATTTTCTTTAACATTCCCATAAAACTGAGTAAGTGCATCTTTCTGCCATTTCAGAAGATCAAAAGGTACTCCATACCATTTACCATCAACATGCTTTAGGCATTCTACAAAATCAATTGTAAAATCAGCATACTCTTGTTTAAACACTATCCGCGCTTCCTACTCAATATATTTTTCATTTTGTCATCTTCCTCTTCGGTATTCACTTTCTTTGGTATGGAGCGAAGTGCCGAAGCAATCGTCATGATATTTTCCTTTTCAATATCTAGAAGCATCTTTCGCTTTGTTTGTATTGCAGCATCACATCCAAACAAAGATTTTAACGATTCATTGTAACTCTTTGAATAACTGCGAATTATTTTAGCTCTTTCTTCCGGTGGAGAGTTATCAATCTCTTCATCAAATCTTTCATTCAACTGTTCTAATATCTGATAGCATCTATCTTTTTTCTCTTGCATGTCAGCACATTCTGCTATCATTACGCAATATCTATTGATAATAGTCTCATATAACGCATCATTTTTTTGTATATTTTCTAATAATTTTGATACTCTACTAAACTCTTTATGAGCAATTTTATTTGATTTTACCTCAGGGCGTTCTTTCAATGCAACGCCAGTCTCTAAGGATTCTTCTGCTTTTTTTCTTTGCTCTTTTTCTGCTTTTGTTCTATGACTTTTATTTTCAGTTGTTAAAACAATAATTGGCTTTGGTGGTGTTGGCATTAAAAAAACTCCTTTCTAAAAGCTGATGTGGGAAATTTTTTCACGTCAAGGTT